ACTGAATTGCAAGTTGGCTGAGGAATTGGGGTATCGGATAGTCACAGGACATGGCCCATACGCATACTGGGTTGATGCTGACGGAAGGTCGTTTGCCTCGCATTTCTCCCCCGCCACGGATCGCGACCACCTCGCGGATTACGTGCTGCCGGAGATTGAGAGGCGGGGGCTGTCTCTTGAATTCGCGGCAGAACTTGTACGCGGCATGGCACGTCAGAGCGCAGAAACCGACTACGAGGGCATGGCTATGGCGCAGTTCCTTGTTGATGCGCTTCGGTCTTCCCCACTCAACGGTGCCGCCGCCGCACTCAAGGTGCTGGAGGCGCGCACATAGTTGCGCGTGGCATATGGCAGAGCAGCGTGACAGATTTGGTGCGGTTTTGCTCAAGCTGGGCGGCAAAGGCCCGGCTGAGCAAAACGTGGAAGTGTTCGATGCCCGCGATTGGCCAGACGAACCGGAGGCAGACGCCGGACTGTACCGCCTTCGCGTGGGCGGCAAGTGGGTCACGGACGCCGGGCGCAAGTTCACCTTCTTCACGGTCTGGGGCTTGGCCTTGCTCATCGCAAGGGCGCTGCTGAACATCGGCTTCCTGGGCAACCTGGACGCTGGCAAGCCGGACCTGAGCAAGGGGCAGAACATCCGCTGGAGACCAACGGATGAAACGCATTGCGAATACTTCGGGCACTCGGTGAAGACCCGCGCGGCAAGCGATCCAATCCACTGCATCGATGGGCAATGGCGCATCGTGGTGCATGGGCACCTGGTGTGCTGCGATGAGGTGCAGGGCCTCGACAGGTTCGGGCGTGAGATCCAGCCGAAGAAGACCAGGAAGGCAGCATGAGATGCCCGATGTGCGGACACCGGAGCTTCCAGCAAAGCACGACGCAAACCATCGTGGACGACCCTGGCCGCAAGGAGATCAGTCAACGCAGGGTGTGCTCTAATCCGGCCTGTAGGCACCACTTCAAGGCAGAGGCCATTTGGACAGCCGAGCGCCCCCCAGAGCCGCCACGGGCCGCGTGAGAGGCATTCGCGGCACACCCCGCAGGAGGGGGGGGAGGGTCAAAAGTTCGGCGCCTTTCCCCCTAGACCGGGTGGGCTCTCGTTTGTGCGCTATGTCAAAACTGAGGAAAAAAGTTAAATTGCCAAATGTGTTGGAAACAACACCAAGACTCTTGAGTTAGTCTAGAAATCTCGCGTAGCCTCCTTCCAAACGTGGGGGCTGCAATGAGTCGCATCAATATCGCAGGCATCGGGATCGTACAGGAATTCGAGTCCTGTCGCCTGACTGCCTACCCCGACCCAGGCAGCGCACTGTTCAAGGCCTGCCAATCCAAGCGCATCAACCCGTACGAAGGCGGCTACGAGAACCTGCCCGGATGGCAGCGCTATGACGGCGGACCTTGGACCATCGGCTGGGGCCACACTGGGGCCGATGTCTACCCAGGGTTCACAATCACCCAAGACGAGGCGGACGCCATCCTACTCGCCGACCTTAAGCATTTCGAGGTGGGCGTCTCTGCCCTCCTGCCTACCTACGCCACCGGCAATCATTTTTCAGCCCTCGTCTCCTTCGCCTTCAATTGCGGCTTGAGCGCCCTTTCCTCCTCCACGCTCCTGCGCCTGTTCCATGATGAGGATCTCGCAGGAGCAGCTGCACAGTTCAAGCGGTGGAACAAATCAGGCGGAACGGTTCTGGCCGGATTGACGCGCCGCCGTGCTGCCGAGCGCGACTTGTTCCTTACCCCTGGGGATGGTGACTATGCCTAGAGGCGGCTACCTCGCACGCGCCCTGGATGGCACTGACCGCTCCATTGAGGCGCACGACATCCTTTCTGGTCTGGCCATGCTGGCCTTGTGTTTGTTCCAAGCCTTCGCGCTTTGGCGCGGGCAGGCCTTCGATGTTTCGTCCTTCGGCATGTCGATCTGCGGAATCCTTGCTGGCGGTGCTGGCGTGGCCGTGGGCCAGGGGTTCCTTCTGGGCCGCACGCCAAGGGCGCGGGCCACAACACCAGACAACCCGGATGGTGGAAGATGAGCGTCCACGAAGCTTCCGAGTTTGGCCGCACCATGCGCGCCCAACAGTGCCGTTGCGGAGAGTTCCCCCAGGCCAACGTCCACACCGGACGCGGCGCTTTGTGGTTCTGCTGCACCCCCTGCGGAAAGGTAAGCCAGGAATCGCAAGACCCAGGCCGCGCGGTGGATATTTGGAACGAACTGAACAAGGGGGGCGAAACATGCTGACCAACCCGTTCACCGGGTCCAACCGCACCGCCGTTGTATCGCTCACTGTCATGGTCGCCCTGCTGCTCACCGGAATCGGCTGTTACGGCTGGGGCCACTCTGATGGCTATGAGGAGGCGGAAGCCAAGGGCAAAGCCGACCTTTCCGCCCTGCGCTCCAGCTATGCGGATGCCAGCGCCAACGCCACGGCCACGGCCCTGCACAAGCTCCAGGCGGAAGCGGACCGGGCCAACCTCATCGCGTCCGAACTCATCACCACCCGTGCAGACCTGTCCAAGGCCCGCGCGGACATCAACCGGAGGATCAACCATGCGGCGGCTACTGCTGACCCTGCTTGTGCTTTTGGCCCTGAGCTTGTCGGCCTGCTCAACGAAGCCTTCTACGGTCTTCCTGCCGACCCCCTGCCCGAAGGCCCCGGTCCCGGCGGAGCTGCTGGCGGATCCGGTGAAGCCGCCCCGGCTGGTGCCGGGCTACGCGCAAATGCATCCGTAGCCGACCTGCTCACCTGGCAGCGCGACATGGGCGCATACGTGCGCGGCCTTGAGGCCACCAGCGCAAGCCGCCGCACGCTGCTCGTAGGGAACGAATAGATGAGCGGTGATGAGATCACCGAAGTCAAAGTCGCTTTGGCACGCATCGAGACGAAACTTGAGGCGCACTTCTCGCGCGACGACGAACGCGCCAAGCGCTGGGAAGATCATGAAGCCCGGATCAATGCCCTGGAATCTGCGGAAGACCAACGCAAGGGCGGAAAGGCCATGCTCGCCGCTCTCATGGGAGCAGCCGCTATCGTCGGTGGCGTGGTCGCAAAGCTCATAACCTGGGGAGTCAAATAGCCATGCCCACAGTCTCAAGAAAGCCCTGCTGCAAAGCAGGATGCGGAAAACTCCACACCAACCGCACCGGCCTGTGCGACGCGCACCAGGCCCAGGCCCAGGAGGCCTACGACCATTCGCGCGGCAGCGCGGCCAGCCGTGGCTATGGCGAGGCCTGGCGCATTTTGCGCGGCATCAAGCTGCGCGCCAACCCCATGTGCGAGGCCAATGGCTGCAAGCACGTAGCGTCCCTGGTGCACCACAAGGACAAGAACCCGCTGAACAACAGCCAGGATAACCTCATGAGCGTGTGCAACCCCTGCCACGAACTCATCCACGCCCAGGATCGTTTCAAGCCGCGCGCGGCAAAGGCGAGCTAGACCCATGGCAAAGGGACGCAAGGCAACACCGGAGGCCTGCAAGGTGCTTAAGGGCACGTTCCGCAAGGATCGTGCGAACCCTGACGCCCCGGCTCCGGCTTGCGACCCCATGACCGCGCCCGGCTGGATGCCCGAGGACGCGCGCCCGCATTTTGAAACCCTGCGCGAACGGCTCAAGAGCATCGGCCTGGACTCCTCATCCTTCACCGAGACCCTGGCCATGGCCGCCACGCGTCTGCACCAGATTGATAGATTCTCTGCGCTCATCACCGCAACGGGGGAAAGCTACGAGACCAAAACGGCCAAGGATGGCCGCATGGTCCGCGCCTACCCGGAAGTCGCCATGCTGTCCGAGGCCATGCGTCACCTGCACAGCCTCTTGTCAGAAATGGGCCTCACCCCCGCCGCCATCGGCAAGGCGGGCGGAAAGAAGGCCGGGGAAAAGACCGCCAGCCCGTACGGACAGTTCGGCAAGGGAGCCAAGAGTGGCTAAGGGCGTCCACACGTACCCCTTTGCCGAGCGGGCAACCAAGTACGCGCGCGATGTCGTGCGTGGTCGCGTCAAGGCGTGCTTGCAGGTGCAACAGGCCTGCGCCCGCCACCTGGCAGACCTGGAGCGCGCCAAAGATCCCGCCTACCCCTACCGCTGGGATAAGGCCAAGGGCAACCACGTGTGCGCCTTCGGCGAACTCATGGTGCACGTCAAAGGCAAGTGGGCGCGTCAGCGCATCAAGCTTGAAGACTGGCAGTGCTTCGTCCTGGCTCTGCCCTTTGGTTGGGTGCGCAAGTCAGACGGTCTGCGCCGCTTCCGCGAAATATACGCGGAAATCCCGCGCAAGAACGCCAAGTCCACCATGGCGGCAATCATCGCCCTGTACATGACCTTTGCCGACGATGAGGGCGGAGCCGAGGCTTACTCCGGCGCCACCACGCTCAAGCAGGCCATGCACGTGTTCAAGACCGCGTGGCTCATGGTCTCGCTCAACCCGCAGTTTCAGGCCGATATGGACCTGGAGCTTATGGGCACCAGCGAGAACCCAGGCACTATCTACCGCATGAGCGACAACGCCCGCTTCGCCCCGGTTGTCGGCCAGCCGGGAGACGGCGCTTCCCCTTCCCTCGCCATAGTGGACGAATACCACGAGCACCCCACGCCCGTGCTGTACGACACCATGAAAACAGGCATGGGCGCGCGCACCCAGCCCATGCTTCTTGTCATCACCACGGCGGGCACAGACATTTCCGCCCCCTGCTTCGACCTGCACCAGAAGGCCGTCAATGTGCTCAAGGGCACCATTCAGGACGAAACCTTCTTCGCCATAATCTACGGTCTGGACGAAGCCGACGACTGGAAGGTGTTCGCCAACTGGAAAAAGGCCAACCCGAACTTCGGCGTCAGCGTGTTCGAGGACTACCTTCGCACCCAGTACAACGACGCCATGCAGCTGGCCAGCAAGCAGAACATCAACCAGACCAAACACCTCAACCGCTGGATGAACGCGGGCAACGCCTGGATGAATATGGCGCGCTGGGCCAAATGCGCCCGCCCGGAACTCAAGCCCGAGCATCTGGCCGGCCGCCGCTGCTGGCTCGGCATGGACCTCGCCAGCAAGATCGACATGGCCGCGCTGACCAGCGCCAAAACAACGAGTGTGACCAGATGAATTCGAAAGAAGGGCTGATGTGTATTCATAGCTTCATCAGGCGGATGTGTTTTTAAGACCTTGTGAAAGCTCACTCTTGCGTTGCATTGCGCGAGCACTCCACCAGCGCCACAGGCGCTGAAGCAGCTCTGCCGCAATCGCAATCAATAGCGCCAGGCCCGTGCAGGATGCGATATTTCGATAAAAAACATCC